TCTTGCTGCATTTGGCAATAGTAATAAATATTTAATTAACAATAGATAGTTGAAAATAATTTTATTAACAATTTAGTTTTCATATTTTTCTCTTAATGCTTTCGGAACAAGTGCGCTGCTTACCGGGTAGAACTGGTGGTTACAATTATACCCCCCGCGCCTAATGAAAAGATTATCTGCCGAAGTTCCTTCAATCATTCCATGTGGCAAATCGTATCGTTTATAAATCGCTACCTGATGCCCGCAAATTTGCCCGTCAACTAATTTAGCGAACTGCGAACGGTGAACGTAGGGCTGGCAGGTCTCTTTTGAACGAATCATTTCCTTGCACCACTCCCGCGAGGTTTCCATCAGCGAACCCACGTACTGAAACCACTCTAACCCTAAATCCGCTGTGGCGATTTGATTGTAGGAAGCATTGTATTGATTAATCGAATCGGTTGTGATTTGCTTAGCGTACTTTACTAAAGCCCCGTCTCCGGCTCTCGTATCAGTAATGTACTGCCGCATCTGCTCTACGTAGTCCTCAAATCTTCCGCCTGATGTTATGTTTACCCGAAGTATCTCTCTTATTTTTTGGGTTACGTTTTCGCCTATCCCCGCTTCGGTAAGCGATGCCATTGTTTCATCAATGGTCTGCTTTTTTATTTCCCGGAATACCGGAGTGGGCTTGAATTTTTTGTTGATTGCTGAAAAGTACTGTCCGTTGATTTCTTCAACCGTGTCGTAGGCAGCAATAAACTCATCCAGTTTTTTCAGGTACGGCTTGCTGATAATGATTGCGTCAAGTTCTCTTTTTATCTGAGCTATTAGCCGGACATTTTTTACTGATGGTTTTATTCTGCCGTTGGCAATGTCAAGCTCTTTGCTTAGCTCAATAATTCTGGCAAATACCTGCTTCTGGGTTGCGGGTAAACTCTCGTTAAACTTGACCGTTGCCTTGTCAATCGAAGAAAGGATGTTTTTTATTAACTGGTCTGGGCTGGTTGCCATTATTCAACGGGGTCATTTGCCGGAGGTATTACTTCTTCTTCTGTCTCTGTCGGCTGCATGGATTCTATTAACTCTTCGGCATATCTTCGAAGTATTTCAATCTGTTGTTTTTTAGGCAGCGTGTCAAACTTCGCATTCTCTTCCATCGCCCGCTCGATAAATGAATGTATGTTGGCGTGAATTATAGAATCTGTTTTTTTGACTAATCCGAAAGCATCTCTTGAATTAACTACATCTTCCGGTTGCCCGGCAAACGGGTCAAGGGCAAGTTTCATCGAAACTATCTTGCTTATCTTTTCGTCTGTGCTGAATCTTTTGGCAGCAAACTCTATCTCGGCAGCGTTTATTATTGCAGCGTCCATCTTAGCCTCTTTCATTGACCGTATTCTGTCTAACATAAATTCGTCTCCAAGCAGGTCAAACTTCTGCGGGACGTTGATTACCGGGAGCATCAATAGCCTTTTGGAATCGTCTTTTACAGAGGTTTTATAACGATAATCATTAATACAGAAAACAATGTTATCCAAAAGTTCTACCCCATCCTCTGCCACCCCATGAACGAAGTTGTTAAGTTCTTCTTTGTCAACCTCTTTCGCTAATCCGCTTTGATTTAGTGGTGTTGAGGCAAGAAACTCCATGTTGATTGAGGCGTATGCCTGAAAGAAGTGTCCTTCGATTCGCTCGCGCTGAATAGATACTATGCTTGTATCTTTGGTGATAAATCCGGCTGGTGGTGATGGCAGGTTGGTTTCTCCGGCAGGTGGTTTTCCAAGTACAAGATTTTCGTAAGGATTAAAAGGATAAATACCTTTTCCTCCACACATCCCGCAGGTTTCTTTGGAGGGCTTTGTCCCGGCCGCCTTACTCTTGTTTATCATTTCATACCCCGTCCCCCCACACCGCTTACAATCGTGAGGCTGGTACGCCCAAAGGGTAGAGTGAACATGCTGCACTACCTCTGCCTGCATATCAGAATACTCACGTGTTGCCTCGTCCAAAAATGGAATCATGCCCATTATCTTGCTTTCATAGAGCGTCTGGTAGAGTGTTTCATTAAAGACTATTCCCTTCATATCATACACCGGCACATACCCCAACCCGTGTTTGTAGTTAAACGCCTCCCGGTACTGGTGGTCAAAACTGACTTGGTCGAAAGTCTGAATGTTTGTGTCAGTCACCACATAGTACCGGCAGCCGTTTGTATATTCTGTTCCGCTTTGCACGTACCTGATTTTCTCTATGCTTTTTAAAACATAGTATTTTTTGTACTCGTAATCAATAACATTTTCAGAGTTGTAAATAAATGGGTATGGTTTCAGGTACTCGTTGTCTTTAGCCTCTAAATTTATCGGCATCACAAATACCTTAGCGTTGGTATCTACTAACTGCTGCTTTAGCCCGATTTGAAAGTACCAGTTGGTAATGGAAGTATATTTTGGAAAGTTAAGGATAAGATAATCAAATAAGGTCTCCCCTTCTCTTACTGTTGATACGCTGCTGTCCTCCCCAAACTTTATAGACCAGTCTTGTGACTTACGTATCTTCATCAGCGAGTTATATACTTTCGTAAAACAGCTTTTAGTTACAGGTACGTAAATCTCTTCCCGGTATTTCTGAATCTTTTCGGACTCGGATGGCCTGCGCTTGGTAAGCAAGTCTCCCGGCTTTTCCCCGTTGGCGTGTACTTTTATAGCGTGGTACTTCTTAACGCTCTGGTCGTAGAAAGGATGGTAGTACTTTAGCTTGTCCGGCTGGATGTACTTGTTAAACTGGGCAATGGTAAATTCCATTATATGTGACTCCTTTCTTTGAGGTATTTTGATTTAGAAACATTTTCAAATGTGGGCACTCCCCGGTAGTAGGCGTAGTGCTTTACTAAGTTGTCGGCTATCTTTTTTATGCGCTGTCCGATGTGCTTTCCGCCCAGCGATATTCCGTAGTAGTTTTGCAAGATGTACTGGTCGTTCTTCTGACGGTGTAGCGGTTCCCAATAGGTAGGGTAGTACGGTATCGCGTGTGGCATCATGTTTAGTTTTAGCATCGCAAGACAGAAGGCAGGCTCGTCCGGCTTGCCCCCAGCAAACTGCTTGCATATCATTTTTTCATCATCATAGAATTGTCGTGCGGTGTTAAATAATTCACTCGTCTGCTCAGACTGTTTAAAGTAAATCCACTCGCTGCTTAAATCTATCCACTTTTCTATCCCGAAGTTTTCTTTCATCAGTGCCATATCCACCCAGTCACTGTGGCCTGCGCTGATTGGGCTGCTTCCCCTGTTTGCCATCGTGAAGTTAATGTTTGCATACTCCTCAAATACTTGAGAAGGTTTTTTGTAGGGTGACCATACCATGTCTACATCGAGAAATAATGTTTCCTGAAACGGGCTTAACTTGTCAAGATAGAGCTTAGGTTTAACATAGCAGTGGTCTGTTCCGAACATGGAATAGTTGTAAGGACATTTAATTTTAATATCAAACAAGAACTTTTGCGCCTCGTCCAACTCAACTATTGAGCTTTCATTGTGAATCAGTGCAATCTTTAGTTCCGGCTCCATCTTTTTCAGTCCCACCGCAAGATTGACCGCAAAGCGTCCGTAGATGTGGTGCCCAAGTGCCATTAGTACAATGCCTCTTCCTGATTTATCGGGGCGGTTGGCGGTGTTTATTTCGATTATTTCCATGTTTTTAGGTTGAACAATTTCGGTTAAATAAAACTTTCTCTATCCTCTTTTGAACTTCGATGGTTGATTGTGCTAAATTCCTTTTTCCTCTTTCCGCCCAGTTGGGTTCGTAGTCTTTAAAGATTACAAGGTACTCCACCCCGTCAATCTCGAATATGTCACACGGAATCATTCCGTTGCCCATTGTGTCGTGACCGTACTCGTCCATGTAGTCAAACAGCATCTCGTAATGTTTTTCTACTGAAGCATAGATTCTCTTTTTTGTGCCGGTGCTGTAGGTATAATCCTCCCCCGAAATCGGGTAGGTTGGTGTCATGTACAGGGTTCGGAATCGCTGAATCAGCATAAAGATGTTGCCGTTATTACCAAAGTTGAATCCTAATGCAACCCCGTCCGCCCATGCTCTTATTCTCTTAGTACACGGATGTTGAGATGTGTAATTAATAATTGTATCTGATGTATATAAGAAAGGTATGGGGGGCGAACCCGGAGCATCGCAATAATCCCTAAACTCAACCCGGTAACAAGAGTATGGCAATTCAACGGGGATGCCGCCAGAAAGAATAGCATCCAATGAAGTCACTCTCCATGTTACCCAATCCTCGTCATAATTAATCGGATTTGAGGATGAGTTTTCATCATGCCAGTCAGTTGCGCCTGAGCCATCTTCGTAAACTAATCTCATTTCGTAATCTCTTCTTAACTGGCAAAGTTCAATGGCCGGTAAGATGCAGCCATCAAAATCGGATGATGGCGTAAACATTTCTCCGGCTGTTGTTAGTGCTGTAAAGTAGAAGTTGTAAATCCCGCTTTGGGTTATTGTTCCTAACTCTACTCCCCCGGCTTCTACCACTAATTCCCCTTCTGTCATGCTTACCTGAATGGTCATCTTGTAATAATTCCCGATTGTAAGCGTGTTGCCTGCATAGAAAGCATTTACCCAAGTTACCTCATGACAAAATCCATCCGTAGGATTGTATGACCATCCGCTTGCTGTTTGGGTGGCCGAAGCATCATCTACCGTACCGTCAAAACCACCTGTGGGAGAAAGCCTGAACAAGTCATCCGCTAAGTTTTGATTAGGGGAATTTATTGTCAGTACTCCATTTGCCGATGAGCTTGTTAAAGTAACTAACCCGAAAACCATTGTGAGCGTACCAGCGGTTCTTGCACTAATTGTTACCGCCCATAATATATCTGCTCGCTGCCGTTCGATATTTAACAGTTGAGTAACAGATGATGTTCCTGCTGGGGTAGTGTGAGTAACCGCATTGGCAGCGTATGTCCAACTGGAGTCAAATGTCCATCCTGTCGCGCCACCCGTAAATGCACCATTAGCAATATATTCCGTAGTTGAAGTGTCAAACGTATAACAAGACGCGATTTCTTTTACAGAAGCATTGGTAATTACTAACTCGCCTGTGTCTGGTACTGAATAATCGTTGTTGCTTCCAAAGGCCACTATCCCTGTAGTGCCTGCTACCCCGTAAATAATTTGCTCTCCGGTTGCATTTGCATCAATAGTCCCAGCCCTCCTGCCTCCTAAATAAACATCTACTCCATAGTTAGTCGAATTGCTTACTATGGTGATGGTTATCCTATAAGACTTCCCGGTTGTTATTGCAAGTCCTG